TATGGAACAGGCGGTAATCAAACAGGTACAGTAAACAATGTAAATATAACTTTTTCAGGAAGTGGTACTGGTATTGCAGGTACAGTAACTTTAGTAGCAGGTGTAGTAACTAATGTAGTTATAACTGCTAGAGGTAGTGGTATAAAGTCAAACGGTGGTGCTGGTTTAATTGGTACTGTTGATGCTATAAGTGGTAATGGTTCTAATGCAAAGATATTAGTAACAAACTTTGATATACCATTTACAGAAGAAAGAGGTTGTGTAGTATATCACAACGGTAGTTCAGCTGTTAGTGCAAAGTTTTTGCTTGAAAGCGGTAAAGAAATTACAATGAGATGTCCTGCTAATTCTATAGTTGGTGGACATGTACCATTGTTAGTAAAACAGGTTGTTGATGCTGATACATCAGATAATTCAAACAGCCCGTTAACAACAAATATGATAGCATTATACTAGTCATATATTTTTAATTCAATTTAATTTAATCAAATGAAAAAAATAAAAAAGAAAGAGCTAGAGATGGCTCAAGATCTATCTACACAATACAGAAATGCGTTATTAGCAGTTGGTGAAGCTGAGTTAGGTAAGCACATGCTAACACATAAAGCTGAAGCGTACAGAAATGAGATAGAAAGCTTCAAAGCTACTTTACAAGAAGCTTATGGCGACATAGAGATTAATCTTGAAACAGGAGAGTACAGTGAAAGTGATAAGAAAGATTAGTATTGGCTCTGACTATAAAAATGATGCAATGCATTATTCATTAGGTCAAGAGGTATATGGCGGTCATAATATTAGTGATATACTTTACGAAGAGAAAGATCAGTCTTATAATATTTTTATAACTAAAAATAAAGAAGTACTTCCTTGGAAAAAGTTTAACTCTAATATGGCAATATCAGTAGAGTACGATTTGAAGTATTAATGAAGAGTTTATATAGATACATTGTCAAGCCTTTAAATGAAAGGTATGAAAATGTAAAGCAAGTAGGTAATAATACACTTATTGTTAATACTAGCATTGAAAACCATATATTTGTAAGTAAAAAAGCTGTAGTTGTTTCTACACCTGCAGCTTTTAAAACTAAAGTAAATATAGGTGATGAGGTTTACGTACATCATAATGTATTTAGAAGATGGTACAATATGAGAGGAGAAGAACAAAACTCTTCTACATATTTTAAAGATGATCTTTATTTTGTATCGCCAGATCAAATATATATGTATGATGGTAAATGTCATTTAGATTATTGCTTTGTAAAGCCTTTGCCAAATACAAATGTTCTAGAGAACAGAAAGGAACAACCTAATGTTGGAATACTAAAATATGGCAATAGTTCCTTAGAAGCCGCCGGAATAAGACCTGGCGCGTATGTAACGTTTACACCTGACTCAGAGTTTGAGTTTTATATAGATGATGAACGTTTATATTGTATGAAATTTAATGATATAGCTTTAACACATGAAGATTAAAGAAACTAAAGAAAAGATTATAGAGGCAGGTCAAAAAGCTATAGAAGAACTAATTAAGGTAGCAAAAGAAAAGATCGTAGACTCAGACGATGACGTAAGTGCTGACAGACTTAAAAACGCTGCCGCTACAAAGAAATTAGCTATAATGGATGCTTTTGAAATACTCACACGTATTCAAACAGAGGAAGAGATGTTGAACGAAAAACCTAAAAAAGAAAAAGAACAAAAAGCTTTTAAAGGTTTTGCAGAAGGTAGAAGTAAGTGAATTACCATCAAACATTATACAAAGAAATTAAGGACGTTGTTAATCCAAAGCTATTAGCTAAAAACAATAGATATAAAAAATGGGAGTACGGATATAATCCCGACTACGACTTCATAGTAATTAGTAAAACAGGTAAAATTGGAAAGATTATTGAAATACAGAATCTCCGCATTGCTTTACCAGCAACAGATGAACCGTTTAAACGAAGCGAAGTCAAAAAGGAACAACACTGGGAAAGATTCGACTACCCAAAAGAATTAAATAGAATTAAGTCAAGATTTGACTGGGAAGAGTACCCAACAGATTTTAAGGAAAGATGGTATGAATATATCGATAAAGAATTTAAGCGTAGAGAAGAAGGTTTTCATTTCTATAACAACGGCAGTCCTATATATATTACTGGTACTCATTACATGTACTTGCAGTGGTCAAAGATCGATGTTGGTGCACCAGACTTTAGAGAGTCAAACAGACTGTTTTTTATATTCTGGGAAGCTTGTAAAGCAGACAAAAGATGTTATGGTATGTGCTACCTTAAGAACAGACGATCGGGTTTCTCCTTTATGTCGTCTGCAGAACTTGTTAATCAAGCGACAATTGCTAAAGACTCTAGATTTGGTATACTTTCCAAATCAGGTGCTGATGCCAAAAAAATGTTTACAGATAAGGTTGTTCCAATATCCGTTAACTATCCGTTTTTCTTCAAACCAATTCAAGACGGTATGGATCGGCCAAAAACTGAATTGGCATATAGGGTTCCAGCATCCAAACTTACTAGAAGAAAGCTGGAAACTAATGAACAACTAAGAGAGCTTGATGGTCTTGACACTACGATAGACTGGAAAAACACAGGAGATAACTCATATGATGGTGAGAAACTTAAGCTACTAGCTCATGATGAAAGTGGTAAATGGGAAAGACCTGACAATATATTAAATAACTGGAGAGTTACAAAAACTACATTAAGACTAGGATCAAGAGTTGTAGGTAAATGTATGATGGGCTCAACAAGTAATGCTTTAGACAAAGGTGGAGACAACTTCAAAAAACTATACTACGCTTCGGACGTTACAAAAAGAAATAAAAACGGACAAACGTCTTCGGGACTCTATAGCTTGTTCATACCTATGGAATGGAACTACGAAGGATTCATCGATTCTCATGGACTGCCTGTCTTCATTGTCGGCAAGAATAGAGTCAAAGGAGTTGATGGTGAGTACATTGAAACTGGCGTTATCGAACATTGGGAAAACGAAGTCGCTGGACTGAAAGATGACAGTGATAGTTTAAATGAATATTACAGACAGTTTCCAAGAACTGAAGCACATGCTTTCAGAGACGAAACAAAAGACAGTTTATTTAATTTAACTAAAATATACGAACAGATCGATTATAATGCTGAGTTAAATAACAAAGCACAGGTTACCGTTGGAAGCTTTATGTGGAAAAACGGTATTAAAGATACAGAGGTTATGTTTATGCCAAACAAAGATGGCAGGTTCCAAATAAGTTGGGTACCACCTAAAAATCTTCAAAATCGAGTAATATTAAAGAATAATGGTAAAAACCCTGGCAATATTCACATGGGAGCATTTGGCTTGGATAGCTACGATATATCCGGAACTGTTAGTGGCAAGGGCTCTAATGGCGCATTGCACGGCCTCACTAAGTATTCTATGGAAGATGCTCCGCCAAATCATTTCTTCTTAGAATATATATCAAGGCCACAAACTGCTGAGATATTCTTTGAAGATGTACTTATGGCAATGGTATTTTATGGTATGCCTATACTAGCTGAAAATAATAAACCAAGGTTTTTATATTATTTAAAGCGTAGAGGTTATAGACAATACTCTATGAACAGACCAGATAAAACTTGGAACAAGTTGTCAGTTACAGAAAAAGAAATAGGTGGCATACCTAATACAAGTGAAGATATTAAGCAAGCACATGCTGCTGCTATAGAGTCTTATATAGAAAACTATGTAGGGCAAATTGAAGGTGGTTACGGTGATATGTACCATCAAAAAACATTAGAAGACTGGGCAAAGTTCAATATCAACAACAGAACAAAGCACGATGCTTCGATAAGTTCAGGTTTAGCCATTATGGCGTGTAATAGAAATATGTACAAACCTGTTGCTGATAGAACTACAAAGGTTGTTAATCTTGGTTTCAAGAGATATGATAATACAGGATATTTATCAAAAATAAAATAAATGAGTTATATTCCAAATGCTAATACATCTAATTCTTTTCCTACTCAGGTAGTACCTGATGCTGAAAAAGCTACATTAGAATATGGACTAAGAGTTGCGAAGGCGATAGAGTCAGAGTGGTTTAGAACTGATACAGGTTACACAGATCGTTTTAATACCAATTTTACTAGATTTAATGAACTAAGAAATTATGCAAGAGGTGAACAGTCTGTGCAGAAATATAAAGATGAATTATCTATAAATGGTGATATGTCTTATTTAAACTTAGACTGGAAGCCTGTACCAGTTATACCTAAGTTTGTAGACATTGTTGTTAACGGTATGTCTGATAGATCATATCAAGTTAAAACATTTGCTCAAGATCCTGAAAGCATTAATAAAAGAACTAAGTATGCAGAAGCTTTACATAAAGACATGCTGCAAAAACAATTGATAGCTCAAATCAAACAAACTGTTGGTTTAGATATATCAGGTACACAAGGCGTTGGTGAGTCAATGCAAAACAATGAAGATATACAACTTCACATGCAAATGAACTATAAAGAGTCTATAGAAGTTGCAGAAGAAGAAGTTATCAACCAAATACTAGATTACAATAGATATGATCTTATAAGACGTAGATTAAAC